TTATTTGGTACACTTATCCACAGCTACTACTCAAAAACGTAGCGCCCCGCCCTGGGTCATTTTTCGATCGGCACGGTGGGTCAGTATTGGGTCGGCGCCAACACTTCAAGCGCTCACGAAGAGCGACTCGACGGCGAAGATCGCTCTGCTCGATATCGAGTATCAAAAGAAGCGCAAGCTCCTCGAGGTGAACGGTGATCTCGCGGCGATGCAGGCGCTCGACACGCTGCACGCGGCGGATGTCGCGAAGGTCAAATATGGCGATGGGCAGACGAAGAATAATCTGCTCAAAGGCGGCGAGAAGACGACGGAGATGCAGGTCAACGCCGATGCGAAGAACGGCTTGCTCACGACGTATGAAGCGCAGCAGAAGATCGTCGAGGCGAAGCGGGCAGAGGGAGCCCAAGAGCTGCTCAATCTCGCGGCGATGCAAGAATACGCGGACGCGATCAAAGACCCGGCGATCATTGAAGCGCTGAAACAAGCTCAAATCGAGGCGCAAGGCCTGGTGGACACGCTCGACGTCGGCGCTCAGCAATTCCGCGACACGTTCCACTCGTCCATCGAGGGTGGCATCAACGATCTGCTCAACGGGAAGTTCTCGTTCAAGAAATTCTTCGACGGTATTTCGCAAGAGCTCAACAAGTCGATGTCGAAGGATCTGTCTGACACGATCACGAATTCGCTGTTCGGCGATGGCGGCGCGATGCAGGGTGCCGGAGGTTCTGGAAGCATGTTCGCCGGGATGTTCGGTGGCGGAAGCTCCGGCGGGGCCGGCATCGGAGGCATGCTCGGCAAGCTCTTTGGCGGCGGGGCAGCGGCGAACGACGGGGCCATGTTCGGCGCTGCGGAGGGGAATGACGATATCGCGAACAGCATTTTCGGCGACATGCTTTCGTTTGATGTCGGCGCGGACAGCATCCCCCGCGACATGATCGCTCAGATTCACCGGGGCGAGATGATCCTTCCGGCCGACACGGCAAGCCGGGTTCGCAGTGGCTTGTCGAGCGGAACCGGAGGGGGCTCAACGATTCATCAAGAAAATCACTTCCACATGCCGCAGGGCGGCTACGACCGGCGCACGCAAGATCAAGTGGCGAAGACGGCTGGGCAGGCCGCACAACGCGCGTCACGGCGCAACGGATAGGGGACGACATGGCATTCGCAGAAATTCGCTTCAACGGTGATCGGATCATCTACGGCACCAAAGGCGGCCCGGCTTACAAGACGGCGCTCACGCAAACGAACGGTGGCAAAGAGCAGCGGAGCGCGGTATGGGATTTCCCGCTGAGCATGTTCGAATTCGACGATAGGCTCATTCTCGATGACGAAAAGGACTACATCGTAAATTTCTTTCATGCGATGGAGGGCATGCTTACGGGTTTCCGTTTTAAAGACTGGTCCGATTTTGAGACCAAAGACGGCGGCGTGCTCAATTCTGGCTACGGGAATGGCTCAGCGACGGGACAGACGTTCAAGAAATACGTCGCCGGCTCGATTTCCAAGTTCCGCAAGATCTCAAAACCCATCGGCAGCACAGTTGTGATTGCCATGGATGGCGCTCCGGTCGCGTGCTCGCTCGACGACACAACGGGGATCGTGACGTTCAATCCGGTGGTCAAGAGCGTCGCGGGCGGAGTCGCGGAGGGGACCGCGACGCTGCTCTTGAATGTCGCCGGCCATGGCTTTTCCGCGAACGATGTGATTGTGTTCAATTTCGCGGCGCCTTGGGGAGCTCTGAGTGGCTCCCGCTCGATAATTGCGGTTGTGGACGCGGACCACATTCGCGTGCCAGGCAATGCGAGCCTTCTTGGAGCATTCACCGCCGGCACGGCGACGTGGTTCCCACAAGCGCGGAACGCGCTGACATGGGACGGCGAGTTTGATCTGCCTGTTCGTTTCGACAGCGATGTGATCGACATGCAGATGTCGTCCGCCGAGGTCATTTCAAGCGGAGTGCTTGGTCTAAAAGCATTCAATTTCAGTGGAACAAAGATCGTCGAATTGAAGCTTTGAGCTGCGCGGCCCTTGCCTTCGCTGCCCGCATTTGGGATAACCAAGGCACAAGAAAAATAAAAAGGGGAACGCATGCGTCCAACGCCGCCAGCGCTCATCGCATACATGTCCGGCGACAGTCTGACTTTATGCAATCTTTGGAAAGTCACGCTCAGCAACGGGAATGTGCTGACGTTCGCTGATCTTGATCGCGATGTCGTCTACGACGACGGCATGGGCCTGCGGACGTATTCGTCCGGGACTGGCTTCCTTCCTTCGGCGATTGAGGGCACGGGGGAACTCGCGGTGAACAATCAAACGGTGAGCGGCATGCTCGATCCGTCGATGATCACAGATCCCGATCTCCACGCGGGCCTGTGGGACAACGCGGACGTGATCATCTATCGCGTGAACTATCGCGACTTGACGATGGGGCACGAGATCATCAATCGGGGAAGCATCGGCAACGTGACTACGGGCCGCATCTCGTTCGAGAGCGAGATCCGAGGCTTGACGCAGCCTCTGCAGCAGCAAAGCAATCGCACCGTTCAGCCAAAATGCACGGCGATTTTCTGCGACAGCCGTTGCAAGCTCTCTGCGGCCACTTTCACGCACAGCGGAAGCGTTGTCTCAGTCGCGAGCCGCCAAACCTTCGGCACCGATCTGACGCAGACGGTGGGCGTCTTCGCCGACGGTTCGATCAAGTGGCTCACCGGGGCGAACGCGGGTCTAAAAATGGACATCAAGTTCTTCGCGGGCGTGCCAAGCTTCGAGACGACGACATATTCCGGGACGATCACGGGTGGCGCAGTCACGGTGACGATCCCGGCGGGCAAGAGCTTCGCTCGCGACTACGGCGTTGTTGACTCCACCGGGCTGTCATACACGCTCTCTGACACGCCCACGTCGGCGGGCGACTACTCCCCGTCATCTTCCGGCGTTTACAGCTTCAACTCGGCCGATGAGGGCAAGTCGGTGACTGTCACCTACGCCGTGATGGAATACACCGACACGGCCGCAGGCCAAGTCGATTTGCAGCTCGAAATGCCCTATGAAATCAGCATCGGCGACACGTTTCTCGCGGTCGAGGGATGTGACAAAGATGTCGGAACCTGCAACACGCGGTTTGGAAACATCCTCAATTTCCGTGGCGTCCCGCATCTGCCGGGCCGCGACAAACTCACGTCGGGGCAGTGATGGAATCGGATGAATTCATCGCGGCGGCTCGAACCATGCTCGGCGTTCGCTGGAAGCATCAAGGACGGCATCCGCAATTCGGCGTGGACTGCGCGGGTTTCGCAGTGTGCGCCGCGCGCATGTGCGGCCACGGCACCATCGACCGGACCGATTACGCGCGCGCTCCGTCAGCATCTGACTTCGTCGAGCAACTCAAAAAGAATGGCGACATGATTCGCATCGGTGACGAGCAGCCCGGCGACGTGATGATTTTCGAGTTCGGCGGCAACCCCCAACACCTGGGCATCCTCACCGCAGTCGATCCGCCAATGATGATTCATGCATTCGCCACGGCTCGAAAAGTCGTTGAGCATCGAATGGATGACGAATGGCTCGCGCGCCGCCGCTTCATTTTCCGATTGAGGGATCAATAAATGGCATCAGCAGTCCTCCCCATCGTCGGCGGCGTGATCGGCGGCATATTCGGAGGCCCAGCGGGCTTCCAAGCTGGCATGCTGCTTGGCTCCGTCGCCGCGAACGTGTTCTTCCCACCACCGCCGCAGGAAGGCCCGAAGCTGTCCGATCTGAAAGTCGGGACATCTGCATATGGCATGACGCTTCCAGTTGTCCGTGGCACCGCGCGCATTGCCGGCAATTTGGGTTGGTCAACGGATCTCGTTCAGCACAAGCATACGAACTCGGTCGGAAAGGGCGGCGGCCAGCAGACGAACACATACACATACACGGTGTCGCAATTTTGGATGCTGTGCCAAGGGCCGATTTCTGGAATCAGCCGCATCTGGGCGAACAGTGTTCTCGTCTACGACATGACGAACAACAGCGCGTCGGGCATCATCGCATCGACGAAATTCAGCGCTCAAATTCGCATCATGCTTGGCACAGAAGATCAGATGCCCGATCCGCTGATGCAAGCAACCGACGGTGTTGGATCGACGCCGGCTTATCGCGGCATAGCCGGGATCATGCTTCAAGATTTGGACCTCACGCCGTGGAACGGCGCCGTGCCCAATCTCGAATTTGAAGTTGTCGCAAACGGCGCCACGGTCGGCGGTCGCCTGCTCAGCTTCGGCTCGTTCGCGCTTGATCAAGCTGGATCCGCTGAGCGCGGCCAGCTTTACACTCCCGTGACGGAGGGCGACTACCAGGGCGGCCAGTCGGACGGCTACGCGATCATCGCGAGCGTGGCTTCGAACGCGATGGATGTCGTGGCGATGCACTTGCCCGACGGTCGGCCGGAAAACGAAAAGCGGTGGACGTTCGACGAGGTGGGGAACTGCGTCGCTGCTGGATCGCTCGGCAAAGATTATCCCTACATCCAATCGGTCATCGGCAGCTATAACTCGCCGCCGGACTGGCCTACGCCGCACGGCGGAGCGTATCAAAATCAGTGGATGGGCAAAGCCGGCGAGCTGCACATGTATTTGAATCGGGGCGGTCCGCTGGAGATTGGCGGAGTCTGGCTATCAGACAATGTCGGAGGCTTCCCATCGACTTACGATCCGATCATCGTGGGCGGGGCGGGCGAGACGTTCGATTCGAGTGGCTTCTATCGCCAGCTCTGCTCCGTTGCCACGGGCTTCATCCATGGGGTCTTTCCGTCGCACGACGGAGCATTGTGCATTGCTACGACCGGACCATCGCGGCAGGATGGCGAATCCACGTTCTGGCATCGATTTTCATTCGCGGGCAAGACTTGCACATACGAAGCAAGCGGCCCCATTGCCGCCGGCAATTTGATCTGCGGGTTTGGCCGGCAGACGGGAAATTATGGCGTTGAGCAATCCGGCATGGCCGAGGAAGATGGCATTCATTTGTGGACTGTCGCGGGAGACAATTCCTCGACTTTGGCGTGCTATGAAATTGGTGGCGACGGCACGATGTCAGAGGCGCTTTCCATAGCTCTGCCGTCACATGCGGGCTTCCAAGTGCCCTTTTCGATCTTCGCGAGCGGCGGCGTCGCGTTCATCGCAAGCAATATTCACTACGGATCAGCGACGCGTCAAGCATCGGTCTCGACCGCCACGGTCAGCCTCGCCTCGGTTGTCCTGGACATCTGCTCGCGGGCTGGCATGAACACTGAAAACGTGGACGTGAGCTCGCTTGATCAGCAAGTGGCGGGCGTCGTCTTCGCGAATCAAATGACGTATCGCTCGATGCTCGAATCTCTCTTCACGGCGTATTTCGTAGACGCGACGGAGAGCGGCGGCAAGCTCAAATGCGTGAAGCGCGGCGGCGGCGTCGCAGTCGTCATTCCCGAAGACGATCTCGCATGCCGCGATGCGATGTCGCTCGATGAGCCGCCCGATCAAATGAAGATCAGTCGCATTCAAGATCTGGAATTGGCATGCAAAGTCAAAGTCGATTACTTCGCCATCGGCGCCGACTTGATCGACGGGAGCCAGGAAGACACCGTTCAACTCGGGACGAGCTTGAATGTCATGAGCGTTTCCTTGCCAATGGCCCTGACGGACGACGAGGCCGCGACCATCGCCCGCAAAATGATTTATTCGCAATGGGCCAGTCGCGAGACGTATCAGTTCGCGACGAATCTTAAATACTCTCACATCGAACCGACCGACATCGTCACAGTCTACAAAGACGCCGATCCGAAGACTATGCGGATCACAAAACGCACGGACGGCGCCGACGGTGTCATCTCGTGGGAAGGCATCAGCGAGAACCCGACGGTCTACGATCAGACAGCCATCGGCGGGATCGTCAAGGGCAGTTCGCAAGTCCTGTCGCTGCCCGGGCCGACCGATTTGCTCGTGCTCGATGCGCCGGCTTTCACCGACAATTACGGCGTCGCTCCGCTGGTCTATCTCGCCGGCAACGGGTTCGACACGACATGGAATGGCGCGAGCTTGATGCAGTCGCTCGACGGTGGCGACACGTATCAAGACACTGGCGTTTCGCTGTCCGCTCCGTGCATCATTGGCCGCACGTCCTCTGTGCTGCCGCCCCCCGCGATCTTCGGCATGTGGGACGAGATCAACACGCTTGACGTCTTCTTGTCGAACGGTGCCGCCGAACTCACGAGCGACACAGAGCTCAACGTGCTTGCCGGCTTCAACACGGCTTACGTCGGTGGAGAGATCGTCGGCTTCAAAGTCGCGACTCAGATCGGCTTGCGTGAGTATCGGCTTTCCGGCCTGCTGCGGGGCCAGCGCGGAACCGAGGATTGGGCGCTGGCCCATGTTTTGGGCGAAGACTTTGTCGTGCTCAGCACGAAGAACATGCGCGTCGAAAACGTCGATTCATCTCTGATCGGTCAGAACTTGACGTTCAAAGCGGTGACGTTCGGCGGCCCAGTGTCTGACGCACGCATCAATCAAAAGCAGTTCACTGCTCGCAACCTGCGGCCCTTCTCTCCCGCGCAAGTTCTCGCGACGAAGTCCACGGTTTCCGCAAGCGGCGATTGGATACTTCAGTGGAATCGGCGCGCGCGCTCGGGCGGAGCATGGCGCGATACCGTGGATGTTCCCTACACCGATCCCGTCGGATCGCTTTCGACTGGCGAGTTCGAAGTGGACATCCTGCATCTTCAAGCTGCGTGGCCCGACCTCACCGGCGCGACGGTCATTCGGACGATCACGGGTCTCGGTCCAAACGACATAGCGGCAAAATACACCGTCGCTCAGCAGATTTCCGACTTCGGGGCTCCGACTTCCGAGCTCGTCATGCGCGTCTATCAAGTCAGCGCGACTGTGGGACGCAGCCCGCTCGTTGAGACGTTCCACTTCGTCTATCTTCCGACAATTTTTGATGGCGGCCCCGCAGTTGTCGGCGGCTCGATTCCCGCGTTCAACGCACTTCTTCATTTCGATGGAGCGGACCTTTCAACATCGATCATCAACAGCGGCATCGGCCCGGCGTTTAGCAATTCCGGCGTCGTCATCTCGACGGCGCAAAGCAAGTTTGGCGGATCATCTGGTCATTTCAATGGATCAGCTTCGCTTCACTACACAACGGACAACGCGTATGACATTGGCGCCGGAGATTGCAGAGTCGAGGCGTGGGTCTACCTGACGTCATTTACCGGCGGCTATCAGCAAATATTCGATTCGCGGCCGCCGGGAAGCCCAAGCGGTGTGCGACGGGGGCTCACGATTGCGCCGGACGGAAAGTTGGCTGTCGCGCAAGATGGGTCCGCGCCGGAGTCACCGTTCTCGCTAACGCTCAATGAATGGAATCACTGCGTCTATCAACGGCGCGGCGGAATCGTTGAGACTTACTACAACGGAGATCGGTATCAATTCTTGACTGGCGACACGGCAAGCGTGAGCACAAACTCAATCATTATCGGAACAGACTGCTACGAAGCGAGCTTTTTCAATGGATACATCGATGAGTTGGTGGTTGGAATGGGCCCGGGGTCCGCAATTTACGCCGCCAATTTCACGCCGCCATCGACGCCATATGGAAATGCGAACATAGCATCCCTCGCACTCAATTTCAACGGAACGAACGGCTCGACTACGTTCATAGACCGCTCCCCGCAAAACTTGTCTGTCTCCGCTTTCGGCTCAGTTGCGGTGAGCACATCATCGCCAGCGATTGGGTCCGGTTTCGTAAGCTTCACGACCGCATCTGACTATCTGCTCGTTGGCGAAGCTGGCTCGCTTGACACGTCCGCTTGCTCCTCGCTTTCCGTCCAATTCTATGTCAAGCCGCTTTCGCTTTCGGCGACGTATTGCCTTTTGTCGTGGGGCGGATCATCCGCATCGTCAATTCAAGACATCTACAGCATCAATGGTTTTGTGAACGTGCGCGTTCGAAATGGCTCAAACGCTGACACAAAGATTGTGGGAACGGTTGCGCTGTCAGCGACCGCATGGACCCATGTGCGCATTGTCTGGACGGACTCGACAACTGCTCAGATTTGGATAAATGGATCGATGGATACGTCGGGATCGCTTCCGTCGCTTCCGGACATGTCTGCGAACACATTCGCAATCGGTCGCAATCAATATCCGGGCTATCCCGACAATTTCACTGGCGGAATCGATTCCGTTGAGATTTACAAAAACGTGATTTTGAACACGGGGCCGTTCACGCCTCCGGCTACGGAATACTAAGGAGACGCAATGTCGAATAACACATCAAATCTAGTGCTGATCCAGACCTCGCAAGCTCAAAAAGAGTTGACGGCAAACGCTCTCGCATTGGCGTCGAGCCCGGCGACGCTTTACGGCCGGATTGAGCAAAATTCTTCCGGTCTCGTGTGGGGATTTTATGGCGGCAATCTTATGATAAGAGGCGTGCCGACACAGATTGCAAACGGTTCATTGACACTGCCGCCATCGACTGCGGCGGTCTACATCGAAGCGGATCAAGTGACCGGTGCGGTGACGCAAAATATCCTCGGGTGGACGCCCGGTCGGATTCCGTTATATCAAGTTGTGACGGGGCCGGAGACAGCAACGGGCTGGCTCGATTATCGCGTAACGCGAACGCCGCAGAAAAATCTCGCGAGCTTGACGGTGACGGGCGATACCGCGTTTCAATACGGCGAGTCGAACTCGGACATCGTGCTTCTGACCGGCACTCCGACGGCCGTGTTCAGTGTGCTTCTCGCGGCCCGACCGTGGGTGTATGTCATTCGAAATTTGACAAGCCAGGACGCGACCTTTGCGACCGCGAGCACGGTCCCGATCATTGTGGCGGCGGGCAAGACGGCTACGATTGGCACGGATGGGACGGACGCGTTTAGAATCACTGCCGATCTTTGATCGACGCGGAGCGTCGCGCGAGGTGTTGTCGCCGACGGCGACTTGCGCTCTTGTGCCGGCGGGCCTTTTCGCCGGCAGGGCAGGGCATGGATCGCTCGGGCGATCATCGGGCTCGAAGAGCATGCCTCGAGAGGACCGCCGGAGCGGGCCGATTTCAGCACGGCAGCGCCGCGCGCCAGCATTTTCCGGGGCAGCGCCACGGCTCCGACACGCGGAACGCGCTCATTGAAGCTGTGCGTCTTCCCAATTGACTTACCGGCCGAAAGACGGTAAGTTTTCCTTACAGTGGGGCGCATGCCCCGCGTTGACCCGGTGCGATTTTCCCAAAGATTTTAGGGCGAAAAATCGGGAAAGCGAAGGACGGCGAGCGCGTATTTTTCGCCCGTTAAAAAATCTGCAGGGCGCAAGACATAACTTCCGTTCTGCGATGTTCGCCGTTCGAGCGTTTTTGCGCAGACGTAGCGCTCCGCGCGCAGCGAAGTGAAAATGACTCGAACCCCGCAAGGGCCGGCGAACTTTGCAGAATGCGACGTTATGTATAATCGCACCGGGTCAACCTGCCGAGGTTGACTTTTTCAAGCCTCTCCAAGCTCGCGCTCGCGGGCTTTTCATTTTTCCGCTTTTGCTTCTGCTTTCCCGAACGCTTTCGAGGCGGCTGCTTTTCGCGCCTTGCCCTTCCATCCGCCGCCAGGCGCAACATAAAAAGAAGAAAAGCCATGACCAACGAAGTCGAAATCGCCGTTCTCAAAGAGCGCGTGCGCATGCTTGAAGAACTGCTCAAAGAGTCGGCGAGCGATCTCAAAGAGATTCGCACGATCCTGAGCGAGCTTGTCGCGAATCAAAACCGCGCGCAGGGCGCTGGCTGGACCGTCAAGATTCTCTTCGCAGTTGGTGGAGCGCTCGCGAGCGCTGTGACTTGGATTCTCGCCAATGTGAAGCCGCACGGCTGATCTCCTCGGTCGCGAGACCGACCGTCTGACGGAATTTGGGCCGCCCCGGCCCCACTTCATTGATTAGCGCGCGCCTCTCGCGCTAGATGAAGGCAGGCCTGCATGGCCCGCACATGGGAGATCGCATGAACGAAGAAAAAGAAGCCAAGCTTCATCAGCTTATCAGGCTGATCGCGAATGGCTCGACAACCGCCGAAGCTGCCGAGATGCTCCAACTCACCGGACGGACGGCCCGAAGGTGGTTGAAGGAGGGGGCTCCGTCGGGGAAGAAAAAGGCGCCGAAGGCTCCGCCGATCAACAAGAACCTTGTCCGCAAGCCAGGCTATTCGAAATTTGCGGAGCCAGTCGATACGACTCTGGTGGGCTGGCGTCGGTTTGTGATCTCGTCGATTCAAAACGATGTCCCAATCGACAAGGATTTCCTCGCCGCGCTGCGGTTCTACTGCAAGCGGCGCAAAGCGAAGCTGATCCTCATTCCCGTCGATTACTGCTTGAACGCGCATAGTGTGTGGCCGGTCGATGAGTTGGAGCTCTATCGCAGCAATGTCTCACTAAGCAAGCACCTGAAGCTCATGGCGGCCATGCCGGTGTCGCCGACCATCGTCGAGCCGCTCGCTGGGCTCGCGTCGCTGTCGAAGGGCTCGTCGATGATCATCGGGCATCCGCAGATCTGCAAAGAGGGCATGGCGAGCTACGGAACGGCGCCGGCTGAGATGCATACCACCGGCAGCATCAGCCGACCGCAGAAGGCCTACTCGCACACCAAGACGGGGGAGAAGGCCAAGATCAACCACTCGCTCGCCGCCTTGGTTGTCGAATTGGGGCAGGGCGATAGCCACTTCGTCCGCGTGCTCAACGGCGACAAGAGTAGTGGCTTCTTCGACTGCGGTCGCGGCGATGAGGGCTATTACAGCAAGGACGGGTTCGCGAAGCTGCGGGGCGGCGACGTCGAGGTCATGGTCACTGGCGACGAGCATGCAGCGCAGGCCGACCCCCTCTTCGTCGAGGTGACCTACACTCGAAAAGATTCGATGTCTGAGGTCATGCGCCCGAAGCGGCACGTCCGCCATGACCTTCTCGATTTCATGTTCCAAAACCATCACGACATGGCCGACAACCTTCGGCGGGTGGCAAAGCACCTTTCCGGTGTTGACCGCGTGGAGGATGAGCTTGTCCTCACGTCGAATCACCTCCGCAAGACCAAGAAGCCATGGGCCGAAGACATCATCGTCTCGTCGAATCACGATGAGGCCTTCTACAAATGGCTTACGACGGTGAACATCAAAAACGATGTGCTCAACGCCAAGCTCTATTTCAAGATGAACTGGCTGATGCTTGACAACTTGGAGACCAACTCCAACGGCGGCCAATTCCCGAATCCATTCAAGCTCTGGATGGAGCATTCGGAGCACGCCGGCTTACTCAAAACGACTCGATTCCTTGGCTCCAATGAGAGCTATCGAGTCTGCGGCGTCGAGTTCGGTCTGCACGGGCACCACGGCGCTAACGGCGCGCGCGGATCGCTCAAAGGATTTGCCGCCATGCCATTCAAAGTGAGCGTGGGCCACGGGCACACGTCCGGCATCAACAAAGGCGCCCAAATGGGAGGGCACGGCACCAAGGGCATGGCCTACATGAAGGGAGCCAGTTCTTGGACTCAGACGAATGGCTTCCTTTACAAAAACGGCACCCGCCAACAGACGACGATCATCAACGGCGAGTGGCGCGGCCCCGCGCTGACATGAAGTTCTAAGCACCGACAACCCTACAAAAAAGTAGGGTTCGCATTCACTAAAAAGAGAGGGGAAACCTCCATGGCGTCATTCATTGACTTTCTGTCCGCGATTTTCTCGAAGAGCCCTGCTCAAGCTCCGCAGCCCGCCGCCTCCGCGCCCACTGCAGAGCCCATTCCGGCCCCGCAGACGGCCCCCGTGGTCCTTACGCCTGCTCCGGTGGTGTTTGCCCCGCCCGTGCCCGTGGCGGCCCCTTTGGCCCCATCTAGGGGCGTTGGCATCACCATCGCGCACCTTGTGGCGATGGGAGCGTCGCCCGCGAACGCTGCCAAATACTGCAAGGCATATAACGACGCGTGCGAGCGCTATGACATCACGTCGCAAGCCCGGATCTGCGCGTTCGTCTCGCAGACGTTTGAAGAGTCTGGCTGTCTATCCCGGACTCGCGAGAATCTCAACTACACGATTGAAAATCTGATGACAGTGTGGCCTCACAGCTTCCCAAACGCTCAGTCCACGGCAGGCTACGTCATGAATCCAGAAGCGCTCGCGAACAAGCAATATGGCGGAAGGGATGGCAACACGCAGCCGGGCGATGGCTGGAAATACTCAGGCCGTGGCGTCATTCAAATCACATTTCGCGACAACTACGAGCCATGCGGCAAGTCGCTCGGAATCGATCTCGTGAACCATCCCGAGCTGCTAGAGCAGCCCGAATATGCGGTCATGTCGGCGGGCTGGTATTGGCGGGATCAAGCGCATTGCAATGAGCTCGCCGATGGCGACAGCGTCGAGGCGATGACGGAGATCACGCGCAAGATCAACGGCGGACTCACCAGACTCACATTGCGGCTTGACCTCTGGCGCAAGGCCAAGTCCGTCTTCGCAGAATTCAAATAAAAAGGGAGAACATCATGTTCGAAAATGCAGAAGCAAAGTGGGACTCATTCAAATTGAAGATGTCTGCAGCACGCAAGTCGCTGACAGTCGCGACTATCGGACTCTGGCAGCTCGTCATCAACAACACAGATTCGATCCAAGCGCAGCTCCCCACGCTGCCGCAGTTCTTCTCCGCGCACATCGTTTCGATTGTCAGCGGAGTTTTTGGAGCCCTGTTGTTTTACGTGCGAGTCTTTCACACCACAGGCCCGGTCGAGGCAAAGCTTGCGCCAAAGGATCCGGCCGCTTGATGTGATGTCTTGAAAACACGGAAGACAATGCCACGGACCGAAAAACCAACCAACCCACACACTATACCGGCCCCGCGCAGCGCCAGGGCGCACAGCGCAGCGTCAGCGCCGTCGCGCAGCCGGGTTGCGGGTGATCCCGCGAAAAAAGGAAATCGAAATGGACCTCAATCCCATCTCAGTTGCATGGGCGGCTGTGCCTCTACCAACAAAGCTTTTGAGCGCCGCTCTTGCGCTCTCGCTGCTCGCCGCATCGCTCCTCGGGTTCGGCTATCACTGCTACAACAAGGGATACGCTGAGTCCGAAAAGACGCACAAAGCGGACGAGGCGACGGCGTTGGAAATGAGGGATCAAGCCGCTTCGGAGAAGGCCACGTTTGAAAATAGCCGTAATCTCGCCGTGTCGAAGAAGTCGCAAGCCGACAGGGCCAAGATCGCCGACCTCCAAGCGAAGCTCGCGAGCCAGCTCGCCGCGCGTCCAAAAGCCCCCGCCCCGGAATGCGACGATCCGCAGGAAACCACAGACACGCTCGGCGCGATCATTGAGAACGCTCGGGAGGCTATGAAATGAAGCTGATGCACCTACCCCTCGCCATCTTCGCGGCGGCCGCCTTAAGCGGCTGCGCAACGGCCACGCATGGCATCATCGTTCCCCCTATCGCTCCGCCGCTGCCGACGGAGTCGATGAAGTCCTGCGCGCCGCTACCGACGCTGGCCGGGGGATCGATCAATGAGCGCGACGCGTGGATCGCCAAGGTGGCGCCGGACTATGCAGAGTGCGCCAATTGGCAGAAAGAGCTAGCCGCATTCATTCTGCGGAACCGCTGACAGCGAGCTCTTTATCCGTGGACCGTTGGTGGTATGGCTGATCGCCAAGAGTAGCTGCGATTTCTGATGGGATTTGTTTTGCTGGTGGCATCCGGGAACGGAAGATGCGAACGCGAGAAACCAAGCACAATGATGACGTCTTGCTGCTTCGCATAGTGGTAGATCTCGGGCGAAGATTTGCCTTGGTTGTTTTCCGAGAGCAAGCTGTCGGTCATGCGATGATTCGCATAAGCCGACGTGTATGGACCGCAGTGGTAGTGCCAAACATTGTTGTCTTGGTATGCTTGCGTTTTTGGAATAACTTGTCCGCCATTGGTCCATGAAGGCTTGTTCAAGCCCTCATGTTCCTCACCGTCGAGTATTCCGTTCATCCAAAGAGCCAGTCTCAATTTTTCGTCATCGGTCATGAAAGGCATGTCCGTGACGCTGGCCTTGTCGGTCGTGCCGAACTCAAATCGAGGGTGAAGATAGACGTCGTTTATTTTTGTCATATATAAAAAAAGGCCCGACATGCGGACCTTCTTGGACGAAACTTAAAAAAGAGTTACAACGAGAAAATTTCTTCCACTTTTTTCCCCATCACCTTCGCGATGATCTCGTCGCGGGTCATCGAGCGATTAAATCTTGTCATGCTGCTCAAGTCATAGGTCGTGCGTGCGCGGTCGCCAATCTCTTTGTGCATTTCCTTGTCCGCACGAGCTTGAGCCGACGTAGGGGCCGCAGCCACCGTTTCCGTTCGACGCGTGGCGCTTTTTCGTGCTGGGTTTGCCGCAATCGCGAGGTTGAAGTTAGCCATGGCTCACTCCCTTTATGTTCAATGACGATCCAGTTTATCACGAAATTGATCATATCCGGTTAATTTTGACCGCCAAGCCGAACCTTGTAATCGGCAATCCGAAGACATCTTGGTCCCCATCAAGCGCAGATGCTGGTCCCTCGCGTCTCCCCTAATTTGCCCCAATCTGCCCCAATCCACCCCAGACCTTCTTCCGAGCCGAGCGCTCCTGCGGGGGACCAGCTCGTCCGCGATTTCGAGCGGAGCCTTTATCTAAAAGGTGGAAAAAGAAATCCGACGGTATTGGGCCATCATCGGCGTGACTTTTTCGGTCGGACTGTTCTTGACGGCGGCGGCGTTGATTTCGTTAGGGACGTTGGTCATTGGTTCTTTTTGGCGGTGCGCTGTGTCTGGTGGCGGCGGCGCGTCCGGCCTTGCGGCGGCGCGCGCGGTAAGGCCGCCATTTTACCGCTTTCGGCGCGCGCATTACGAGAGTACGGAGGATGGCACTGGCGGAGGGCGGGGAATCGCATTGATGCGGCGCTCCGGCGGCAGGAAAAATGGAGCTGCAGCTAAATTGCTGGGACTGCTGGAACAAGGTGTGCCAGCTTTGCTGGTAGGGGAGCGGTGCTGCGCCCATCAGCTGGTACTTGTGGAGGCGCGGCGTTGGCCGACTATTTTTCAGACGCGTCGGCCACCCTTGCCGGGCAGGCTGGCGCGGCAAGGTAGGCACTGAGCGCGAAGATCACAGGTCGGTTTCGGCTTCGGCGATGGTTGCGCGGACGGCGTCGGCGAAGCCGAACTGGACTTCGTGGCCGTGCGGGCCGTCGATGTACATGAAGTGGGCCGGGCCGTCTTCGTCGACGATGATCCAGGCGTCGACTTCGCGGCGGTCTTGCGGATTGCCGGCATTGACGACATCGATTTTCTCGCGCGCTCCCGGTCGCAGATTCTTGACGACGGTTTTGGTCCGCTCCGTGCTCAGGGGC